AAGTAGAATGGTTTAAAACTGAAAAAGAAAGAACTAAATGTATAATAGATAATAAGTTTACTATTATATGTTAATAAATAATATTATAACCCTTATATTTGGTTTTGAGTACGGCAATCCCTTACCCCTAAGATTATTCTTAGAGGTTGATTGCCTTTATAACCCCCACATTGTGGCTTGTCATACGGCTCGTAATATTTTATAAATGAACTCGTCTATTACGATTAATCCCAACGATTCGGCTATGTTCAAACCCCTCTTTGTAACCGATTTTATAACCATTATCGCAAAGAGTAGTAAACCAAAAACAATAATGGGTAATAAATATAATTATAAATGATTATAAAACCAAACATATTATAAATTAATAAAAATAAAATAAATGTTTTGCAAATTAAAATATTTATTATAACTTATGCAAAGATTAAAAGGAATTATAAATGGAAAACAATATTAAACAAATTATAAAATCAAAAGGTATAAAACAGACTTATATCTGTAAAGAGCTTGGTATAAATGAGAGTGTATTATCTCTTATTATAAATGGTAAACGTAAGCCAAGTCAAGACAGACTTAGAGCCTTAGCAAGAATTTTGAATGTAAGTATTAAAGACTTATATCCAGAAGTAAAAATAAAAAGAATAAACTATTATTATATATAGGAGAACAAAAGAATGAATATGAAAGACTTAGCAAAGAAGTATAACTTAACAAAAGACGACTATTGGAAAGAGCAACGTAGTGGTAAATATATTATAACACACGACGCTTGTCAAAAAATAGGCGATATGGAGGGTATTATATTTGGACCTCCACAAATACTTAACTCAGAACAAAACTTTGTAA